GCGCGGCAGGTGGCCAAGGACATGCTGGTGCAGGTGGCCACGGGCAAGGATCCGGTGGCCGACCGCCGGGCCACGCGGGACGCGGCCACGCTTGGGGACGCCGTGGGGCGGTTCGAGCGCGAGCACCTGAGCCGGCGCAAGTCCGGGGCCTGGGTGATGGCACGACTGTTCGGGCCGCATCTTTCGCCCGCGCTGCTCGGCCGCCCAGTCGCCGACATCGAGTACGACGACATCCACGCGCTGCACAGCGAACTTGCGGCCACGCCCTATCTGGCCAACCGGCTGCTGTCGCACCTGTCGACGCTGTTCGGCAAGTGCGAAGTCTGGAAGTACCGGCTGCCGCACACTAACCCCTGCCGGGGTGTCGAACCGTTCCCGGAGCGCAAGCGCCGGCGGTACATGGCCCCGGATGAAGCGGCCGCGGTATCGCGCGCCCTGGACGCCGAAATGGAAGCGAACGCCCCTAGCGTGGCGTTCATCTACCTGCTGATCCTCACCGGCGCGCGCAAGGGCGAGATCGCCGCGGCCCGCTGGGAATGGATCCGCGACGGCGTGCTGCACCTTCCCGATTCCAAGACCGGGGCCAAGCCTGTGTTCCTGCCACCTGCGGCCGTCAATATCCTGGAGACGCTGCCGCGTACCAGTGGCACGATCACCGGCATCAAGGACCCGACGGCGTTGTGGCGCAAGGTCCGCACGAAAGCCGGTTGTCCCGATCTGCGGTTGCATGACTTGCGCCACAGCTTCGCGTCGGCGGCGATCTCCGCCGGCTTGACCCTGGACCAGATCGGTGAGCTACTGGGCCACGCCTCGACACAGACCACCAAGCGGTACGCCCACTTGGTGGACGCCACGGCGCAAGCCGCTGCCGCGCGCACGGCCGACGCCGTGAGCGCCATGTTCCACAAGGAGAACAGCCATGCTGATCGTTGAGATATTGGGAGGGATACTGGGCTACTACGCGGCATCCCGGGGAATGCGCTACCTTCGGGACCAGCGCCTTCTGGCCACCCGCCGCCGGCACCCGGAATGGTTCGTGGACGAGGATAGCCCGTCATGATTACCTGGGTACTTGCGTGGTTCGGCGGGCTCAAGCTCGCCTTCTGGCTGGTTATCGCTTCGGCGGTGCTGTTTGCCGTGGGTGCTTTGCTGACGCCGAGGAAGAAGTAGGCTGCAGCTTGCGGATGGCGTCCAGCTTGGCGTAGCACTCGAGCCCGGCCTGCCACGAATCGCCCACGGTGACGACGTGCACGTTCGGCCGTGCCGTCAGGTAGGACGGCAACGGCACGAATACCGGCACGTCCACGGTCACTGTGCGCGTCTGGATGATCGGCTTGGCCGGCATCTGCGTCGCGCAGCCGGCAAGTGTGGCGAGCACCAGGGCGAAGGCGATCTTCATGGTTGACCGTTGAACTTGGCCGCGATGCTCGGCGGCATGGGCGTCGCCGCCAGGGCTTTGGCGCGGGGATGCTTTGCGTACAAGGCGCTCAGTTCATGCTCGAGCGCCACCGAGTGCTTGCGCTCGGCGTCAGCCACAGCGGTAGCTGCCTGCATGCTCGCCGCGAACTTCGACTTCCAAGTATGATTGGCGGCCTTGAGCTTGGCAATCGCATCCAGGTTGCGCGCGGCAGCCGCGTTCAGGTCGGCGATCGTCAGCTTCTGACGCGCAATCACCGGATGCAGCTTGGCGGCTTCGGCCTTGGCGCCCATGTGATGCGCGTATAGCACGCCACCGGCCAGCGCCGCGATCAGGCCGACGCCAGCGCCCAGCTTGAATAGCGATAGCCCGAACATCAGAAGCGACCTTTCAGCCACGCGGCGATACGGTCACGAAGGACGGACAGGCGCGCCTTGATCTTGATCCAGAGGTTCATTGTGCTTCTCCTGGTCGACGATGCGACCGATGATGCCGAGGACGGCGGTAACCGCTGTCGCGATCGCCACCACGTTGAACGGGATCTGGCGTTGCCAATCTTCGGGGATCAGGTTGTTCCAGACCCACGGGATCGCGCCCGCCACCAGCAGCGCATGCACGCTCAGATAGCGCCAGACGTGCTTCCAGTCAGACACAAGTTTCATGCGGTCACCCATTCTCCGGTGCGGATAATCGTCTCGAGCCGATCCGCCCGCTTGCCGACCTGGCTATCCCACTTCGTATGCGCAAGATCATCGGCAGCACCGGCATAGTCGCCTTTGGCCATCAAGCCGCCGAACGTCGTGAAGGTCTGCATGGTCTCAAGCCCCATGTTGAATGTCATATCTACAACGGCTAGCTTGCGGGCGTCGTTCAGGCCGCTGAAGTACGGCAGCTTTTGCGCATCCTGATAGGCCGCGAACACGCGGTTGGACAGCAGGTAGTCGATTTCGGCATCGGTCAGGCCGGCCGGATAGCCGATGTTGATGCCCACCCCAATGGTCGGGTTGCCCCGAACGCGCGTACCTGGACGGATGTACGCGCCGGTGGCGTCGTCGTACACCGAGGGCTTGCTGCCTTCTTCGACGCGCAGGTTCGCTTTGAGCGGTTCCAGGTTCACAGCTTGCCTCCCAGGGCCACACGGATCATGGCCCAAATGGCGGTCATCGCCATGGCCAGGCCGCCCAGCCATTTGACGAACTTGACCACTCCCGACGCCGTGTTCCAGGCGTTCAGCAAGGACTCGATGCGGGTGCCCATGCGGTCCAGAGCGGCTTCGACGCGATCAAGTCGGTCATTCACTTCCTGCAGCTCCGGTTTTACGGCTTGGATGGGATCGGTCATGTCGTCAGCCCTGCCCGATGGCGATCCAGTTGAACGAAAGGGTCGGCGTGGTCACCGATGTCCCGTTGTACTGGGTTACCTGGGCATGAAAACCAGCGGCGGTTACGGATGACACCTGTACGCAGTCCACCTTGGCGGCGTCCACATCGCGCACGGCCGCCACGACCATGGGGGGCGCAGCAAAAGCCGTTGCGAACGTCACGTCAGCGACGCCCCCCGAGGTGGTTGTCTGCAGCCCAGTTCGCACCAACGGCGACGTCAGGCCCGCTACTACCGGTGCTTCTCCCGCACGCATCTGGATCGATGTCGCCGACTGATACGCCGTCTTGCCGGTATCAATCGTCTTGCCCGGAATTTGGGACTGGAAAATCGAATTCCCGGACGAAACCGTGCTGTCCTCATACAGGTTGTTGGTCTTCGATGTCTCGCAATACACACCCTGCAGCGAATAGGTGCCGCCTATTACGTGAATGTCGTACGTCGATCCCGTATTCGCCACGAACAGCGTGTCCCGGATGCTGTTGCGGCCGGACCGTAGGGTTACGGGGCACCCGCTGTTCGCCTCGATCCAGCAATCCCTGGCGTGCACTCCTGCCGAAGGCGATCCCCCGTTCATGTTCGCCCCTACGACAAGGCCCCCCGGATCGGTTCCCCCGCCGGTGCCGTTCCCCTCGATATCGCACGCGATTAGTGACAGGAGACGCCCGTGGTCGATGTAAATGCCCTGTACGGTGTTGTCCACAGACACGCACCGGTACATCGCGTTGTTGTTTGGGCTTGACGCCGGAGTCGTGGATTGGTCGAAAGAGAAGCCAATGTCGTTCGAACTCGCAATACAATGCTGGTAGAGGTTGGTGATTCCGCCCAAATCCTCGAACCCTATGCCTGCCTGGTACGCGCTCACGTTCGAGCACACGGATCGAACGCATGCGTTGGCCCGGATAGCGGCCGGAGTGTCGCCCGCGATTCCTATCACGGAAAGGTCGGACACATAAAAATGGCCATAACCGGTAGCGCCGTCATTGAACGTAAGCACGCAGGCCCCGTCTGCCGTCTTTTTCTGTAGTGTCGTGACACCCGCGCCATCCCCGAGCAAGGAGATAGCCGTGGAACCGGCAAGATGGCCTACGGCCACCAGGTCCGTGAGGTATGTTCCCGCCGGAAAGTAGACAGACTTGCTTGCGGCTTTCCCCGCAGCGATCGCGGCAGCCAGCGCGGCGGTGTCGTCGGCCACACCATCACCGACCGCCCCAAAGTCCTTGACGCTCAATACATCCCGCAATTTGTCCAGGGCTGTGCGAGCCACGGCACCCGTACCGGACTGTTCGAACCCCACCAGTGCGGCGCCCTTTCCTGATGCGGTGGACGCGAGATCAGAAAGCGTTGCGATGGACGAAGGCGCGATACCTGTTGCCACGCTGGTGATCGCCGTGTCCATCTGCAGCTTGCTTACCGCATCGGTAGCTGCAGTCCCGTCCGCAATGTTGACGATCTTGTTGCCGCCCACGTCGTAGAAGTTGTCCAGCGCACCCTTGCCCAGCTTCAAGCCAACGGCGGTCGTGTTCTGCTGCGCGATCATCGTCAAACGATCCAGTGCCCGCTCGTGGCTGGACGCGGGGAACGGGCTGTTGTCCGGATAAGCGGTTTCCTGCACTTCGGAGACATTGCGCTCGATGTAGATGGTGTCCCCGGTGGCCGGCGCTACGACAAGCGTCGCGGTACCTCCCGTCGTGACCCCGGCCCCGGACAGGGTGAAGTCGCTGTTCAGGGCCAGGACGGTCACCGCGCCCGTAGTCGCGGCTTTCTGGCTGATCTTGACGTCCCCGTCCACGAGAAAGTAGAACGGGACGGTGAAAATCTGCGTACTACCGTTTCCGGTATACGTCGCAGAGGCAATGGGGGAACTGACGGTCATGGGTGGGTGTCCTGGGGCTGCGTTGCCATTGTATCAACGAATGGGGTACGATTCACGGTCACTGGCCCACGGCCTTCGACAGGTCCGGCGCGCGCTGTGGCGCCAGCGTGCCGGGTGCCCACCAGGACCCTTCCTTGTTCTGGATCATGCGCCGGCGCACCCGGGCCGAATACCCGGGATTCAGCTCGTCCATCAACTGCTGGTAGATCAGGTGGTTTTGCGCGGCCTTGATGTACCAGAGCCGTCCGAACGGCACCGCGTAGCTGTGCATGAACTTGAGCAACCCGGCCTTGTATGTCGTCGGGTTGCCGCCGTCACCGGCCGCAAAGGCTTTGGA